ACTACCCAGACCTGTGCCAGCAAAAATGCCAGAAACTTCAATGTGAGGATTCGCTAATTCAGTAGTTACTCCTGAATCTCGTTGCAATCTATAGACCCCCGTTGATTCTTTTGAAATCGACCAACCTGCATTGTTTTGTTGGGTAGTAAAAGTGACATCATAAGTCAGCATCATCGGTGCGATAAAACGACCCACTTTTGAAACTTCGTGATTGTATGTATTCCACTTACGAATTTTTTTAGTCCATGAATCAGATGCAACATACGGTGCATTTGCAGCAGTAGCGCCAATTACTCGCTTAAATACAACACTTGAAACTGATGTTTCATCCTGATTTGCGAAATACAATTCACCATTCGGTGCATTAATATAAATCGGTGTTTTATAGTTTGAGTCTGTTGCAGTTGGTTGAGTAGTAATTAATAATCTTCGATTAGTACCACCATACCAATTAGCAAAAAGTGTTGCTAAACCAGATGGAGAAAGTTGTATTTTCGCACCCGTCGCACCGCCCAAGGTAATGCGGCTCTTATCGATAACAACACCACCAATATTATCTGATACAGCCAAAGCAGTTGTGTCAGCTCGATTTAGCCAAGGCGTTCTAATGTATAGATTATTAGTGATGCAATTAAATGTTTGTTGATAAGAAGTATTTACAAGCCAGTCACGAGCTACACCATCTCTTGTTTGCTCTGCCCAAATTGCATTGAATGAGCAATTCGACCAAATTCCTGCCGTGAGGCCAAACTGCATATATTCAAGAATAATATTATTAAAGACGCACTGATAAGCTTCTTTAGCAAACAGCACAGGGTATTTACCCCATTGCCATGAGCAGTTGTCAAAATATGCAGTAGTACTTTGTTTAGAATCAACATCAGCAATATAAAACCCTGCATTTGATGCACTAATTGACATCAAATTTTGGACACGGAACGAGACCGTTGCATTCGATAAATATACTTGATTGTAAAAGCCTGAAATATTTGCATTTGAAAGTGTGAAGTTATAACCATCAACTTTTAAACCCGAAATATTTTCTGAAACACCCTCACTTACTAATTGCAAATCTCTTACTTCGGCGCCCACGTTAATAAATGCCACATTATTAAGAAGGGTATTTGAATTTGAATAATCACCTGGTCTTACCTTTAGAGAGTTCATTGCATACGCAGTGGCATTTTGTCTACTAAATCCACCTCCAACAATCCCTTTACCCTTGCAATCAACTTGTTTATTGATGCGATATTCAACTTGTCTGTTAGCAAGATAAATATTCGAACCTGTGTATGGACTCAACGCACATCGAATAAATGCGTCCGCATCGTCATAATTTGGGTCGTCACCCAGACCGCCAAAATCATCAATTGTTGGAAAAGCAACTGTGATTTTCACCCAATTCCCGCCATTTGCAGCAACAACAATATAACCGTCTGGAACTTTTGAACTATCAGCACTAAATACAAAAGTTCCTCCACCTAAATGTTTATCTTTTATCACAGATCGTACATTTACGGTGCGGCCTGGCCATGGCAATGTAGTAGCTAAATCATCAATACAATCTAAAGTACTGATAGTTTTTTTATTAAATTCCCTGAGATTTTCTCCAGTTAAAGTAAGTACCAGTGTATCTATCCACCCGTTTTCGCCTGCTCCGGCTGCACTAGCAACTTCAATTGCTTCTTTGAGATCCTTAAAAGCCTGAATTTGTTTTTCATTAAAATCAGCAACCGATGAGTTAATAATCTCATCAATACGTAAAAGAACCTCTGATGAATCAAGAGTAGATAAATCGCCCATGAGTGCTAGCAGTTTTTTTAAAATTGCCAATACATCATTGAAGTTATTTGTGTTGTTTAAAACCGCATTCCAGTTTGTTGCCATCTTTTTGGATCTCCATGCAACAAAAAACCGCCAGAAGGCGGTCATAAAATTTAAAAAATCAGTTTAGTAATAGACGACTACAGTGCAGATCTTGGGAGTATATGAGCCTTGAGTGTTATCACCACCAAATGCTCCCATCAGACGGAATTTGGTGTTTGTCCGGGCAAAGTCTTCACGCTCTTGCAAGCTAACTGCATCAGCTCGATTGCTTGTTCCAGTACATACGATGCCATAATCTGTATCAGGTGCACCCTCACTCAAAGTAAATTCGATTTGGCCGCCACCTTTATTTTCAACTGAAGCAAAGCCACGGCTTTTGACTAAATCGAACGTTGAGCCGTTGAGGCGAATAATAGCGATAGCTTTTTCACCTATGGTTCCACCGTCGACCGTATCGATAGTAATATCTTTAGAGCCATCAAATGTGCCACTACCCTGGATTACACCAGTGAAATTTATCTTTCGTCCCTTTTCTAACTTTGCTGCAGAAACAGCATTAGCACCTGCATCCAGCTTGCCATCAATGATTTCATTAATCTTTTTGGTTATTGAATTAAATAACCAGTTAAACCATTGACGAGCGGGTTTCTGATTTGATGGAAAGCCACTTAATAAAGTTAGTCCATCGGTATTTTTTGGCCCGTTCAGGCTAAATTCTTCTAACTTATCCATCTACTTCATCCGAAAAAATTAGCTCAACTCCACTTGGTAAAGGAAATAACAAGCGGACTAGTTCTTTATCTATAGGTTGAAACTCTGCAAGAAATTCAAAAGTAACGGTCATGTCTCTGTTGTCCTTTAGCTTGAAAGGCACATCAGTTAATAACTTGCAGATTTCAAATGCTTCATCGAGTGTGCAATCAGAGTTATTGAGCAAAATTTTTGCCCTAACTACATTCGGTAATTTTTTAGGTGGGATGCTCTGTCCGCGGTAACTACTAACCCCTGATTCGCGCCAAACCCCGCCAATATCCGGGTTATCTGTTTCACCGAAGGTTAATGCTTCAGGCTGGCCATCAAACCCGAAGAAAGGTAAAGGTACAATATTGGGAACTACTAATGGTGCTCCCACCCATTCAGCGATAATTCTTAATTGATCACCAGTTGCTGAATCTAAGTCGAACTTCTCATTTATGCTTTGCAGCACGCTCATACAATCAAGAATAGGTTCTATTGATTCTTTGACCGTCTGTCTAAATTTCGGCTTAGATCGGTGCTCATTAATGATCAGATTTAAATAACCATCTGTTTGCATTAACCACCCCCAGCAACACTAATCTCGATATTGTCTGAGTCACAATAAGCAACGGCGTTAAAAGCTAGTGTGTAATCACCTTCTACAGGTACACCATCTACAGTTAATTGAAGGCTTTCAATTTCATAAGACCTTGCATCTAATGCGCCGTATAAGCCTGCTGGTACATACAGCTTATTAATTGCGATACGGTCCCCAATATCGAGCTGATTAATGTAATCGGCTGAAGCGCTCTTTATTTGCTCACCAATATCTACCGTGTAATCAGAATTAGTCGTTAATTCAAAACGGATACCAATAGACTTTTGAATAGGTCGCCAATATTGAATTTCTACTGGATCTCCATAGACAGTTGGGCGAATCACAGTTGTATTTCCATATAGATCACAACCAGGCGCTTTCTTTACCCGAATGGTTTCAGCAATCAATTGATCATTTCCACCCGCAACAACTACCGCTAAAGATTTTGGTGGTAGCCCTAAAGGATCTACGAATGACTTTTTATTTTCATAAACCTTACAACGGCTTACCCCATCAAGGCTAAACAACGCACCTAAAATACCTTCAGTATAAGAACGCGATGGAATAGCAGTCGATAGTGCCTGGCGTTGCCGTAATTTAGCATTGCTTTCAACTGGCGCACCTAATGTGGAAGCCTGAGGATTATTAACTGATTGCCAACCACGTGTAGGTGTTGAAATGGTCGTAACTGAATTTGGTAAAGCCAAAATTGCTCCAGGCTTTTCAGCTATTGCCGTAGTAACTATTTCACCTTCTGAAGGAATAACAACTTGTGCCGGCAACAACCACCGGTTATTATTTTTGTCACTCACAATACCGTTATTAATGATTGTGCCGGCAACGCCCACCAAAACCACTGATACAGTTGATTTTGTGGCCACTGCACGGCGAATGCCATTGATTTTGACATTGCGTGAAAGCGCATCAGTATCGGCAGTACTTGGCGACATAGAGTTGTAAACGTCGGAAACAACCGCATTACAGTCAGCAATTACACGAGCAATTACACCAATCCATTGTCCATCTTGACTATCATTTTCTAAGTAAACATCTTGGCCATAAATTTCTCGATATTTTTCTTTAAGGTGCTCAACAATTTCACTGTATGTTGAAACTGTTACGCCATATTGGTTAATTACTGGGGCTATGCTAGTTAGTGCCATATTTAAATATCCCCTTGCAGATCGGCAGGACCATAGATCGTGGGGATGGATGATTGAATGGATAACGTGCGTGTTTCTCCATTAAATTGACTATCGAATGAATCAATCCGGAGTACACCTTGAGTCTCTAAAATGCGCTGGCGAATCATCAATTCAAAAAGATGATCTGTGTATTTCCCCAGCACGTCTGTTGTCCACCCCGTACCATCTGAAGTATCAGCAAACCATTCACCTACCCAAAACTTAAGACGCGTCATAACCGCCTGCGCTACACCCTCAGGTGTATTACTATGGAAATTATTTTGACCTTGGCCAAAGCTATAATCCCCATCTTCATCTAGCTTTCTATAGCGCATAAAAAAAGCCGCCTTTCAGCGACCCCTCATTCATTTATGGTTTCGGTGGACCAGACTCACCATTACCCGGCTGTACTTTCGTATGGCCATGGCTAGATCCAACATCCACATCGTTATTTTTTAATGCCCCTAAGACGCCTAACCCATCTTTCATTTCAACCGGGCAATTAAAAGTAGCTTTGGTACCTAAAAACTCCAACTCTCCAGCATCATTAATCCGGATCTTGGCATTGCCTCCATCATTTCTTAACTCAACTGCATCGGTGGCTACATTCTTTAATCGCTTAGGTTGAGATTGCGGCGCAAATGTTGCGAAACCATCGGATAAGTCATGCTTACGGTTTTCAAACGGTGGTTGAATGCCTCCGTTTTGCCACCACAAATCAATGCACCTAGAGGAGAAATGTACTAGGCACTCATCACCCCGCTTAACTGGAAATGTTAAAGCAAAGCCTCCAGCTTTAGGCCAGCATACCGGCACGTCTGGTATTAATGGTAGATCCACTAACTCCATTGACCCATCTTCACGCATTACCGGTATCTGAATAGCTGGTGTAACTGATACTGTTTGCTTATCTGGATCATAAGAATCAACGATACAAGGCAAATTAGTCCACAGTACTGCTAGAGCAGATTTAATCGCATCGTTGATTGTATTAAGCAAATGGGGCGATCTTTCGTTATTACTTAAAGCCATAATCAATCCACCGCCGTAATTGTAATACCAGATTTAGGAACTACAGCACCCTGACCAACTGAAACTGTGCTTGTATACCAGTCATCACCACGTGTATCTCCGTAGTGCTCAACTGCCTTGATGATGTAAATACCATTAATACCCCCAGCCGTTTTTAGATCCTTTTGTGGTTGATCAACGCCCTGGCTTTGGTAATCAATATCAAAAGCTTGTGTCTGGATACTTGAAGTATCGACATGTATGCGTCTACCACGGCGTAATTGAGGATTAAGGAGGCAATTCACCATTAAGCCTTCAGTAGTTAGCTGAGGCATTCCGACCATCCCAGTATTTGCATTCATTTCAAATACAGAGTCCAGCAAATAACTACTAATTCCGACCATGTAGAGGTATTCATCATCAATGAAGTACTCCGTATTTGTGTCTTTGCAAAACTGGCGGATCTGATCGTCTAGTGAACCAAACATGACTTTGCCGCGAACATATGTTTGATCACTAAGCTGTGGCAATTCACCGGTTTCTACACCATTAGCCTGATACTCTTTGGCGATTTCATTTTTTACCTGATCTACTGTCGTGCCGGCAGCAATAGTTTTATTCACTAAAGCATAGTTTTTAGCTTTATCTCCAGATTGGGCCAGAATGCATAAAAACTTATCCGTAGGGCTTTCACGCTCACGCCGGTATTGAAAAGTTGAACCTTTAAAAATGGTTGATAATTCATCACCGTACCCTACTTCAAAAGTGACCATAGCACCGACATTTGAGTTGTCTTCACCAGCCAAACGATTCATTGTGTCTTCAGATAGGTTGTAGATATAAAACTCTGCTGCCTTAGGCGTTTCGGCCGTAGGTTGATTAATTCGAAATACAATTCGCATTTCAGATAAATCTAATGCCTCAGGCTCACCATATTTAAGTTGAACGGTTAGCCGGCAATTACGCTTCCATTGTTCACTCATTCCGGATCCTGCCAAAATAGTTTTATGTTGGTACCTAAATCACCAAATGATTGGCTCTCATCTTCATTGAGGTTTTGAACGTACATAGAGCCGCTAATTACATGGCTAAAAGGGCTCAAAATATCGACACCTGAGACTAAGGGAATACCTAAGGCAACAGGCTCTGAATTAGTTTGAAAAATATCTAGATACCAGCGCTTTAGAAAAATCAGTTTGAGCTGATAATTCACTTTATTTAGTTTGATAAAAAACTTCTGATTCCGATCGAGCAAAGGGATTTCATACAAAGCCATATTTACTTACCACTCATTAATGAACTAAAAGCATCTACAGCTGGTCCTAAAACAGTATTCAATACTGAAGAGTTAACTTGTTTCAGCTGTTTGGTACCAGAATCAACAACATCAGAAGTTACTTCAGGATTCTTTTGATCAGCGATAGAAACCAGCGTTTCTTTTGTGGAAACAATAAAAACTTTCTTAAATACAATATCGATCATCAAAGCATTTTCGGAAGTTTCATCAGTGACATTCTTTAATGACTTAATCAACATGTCTGTATAAAGGCGTTTACCAGTAGAAATAATAAGTCGTTGACCTTGTAAGGCCTGCAACCCCTGATAAATACCAAGAAGTGACAAATCTGACCCAATAAATGTATTACCAATAAGACCATTCATCCTTCCAGCACTTTCAGACCACCCGATTTTCATGGTGACCTCTGGCGGTGCTTTATAGCAGTGGTCAGAAATAGGTGAACCTTTTTCAACGGGATGCTCTGTTATTACAAGCTCATCAGAATGATTCTCTTCAATAACTACATCTGCAAATAAACCCATTATTGAACGATGACCACCAAACAATAGTGAGCCAACTGTTTCAGTGATAGCCATGCTTTCCTCCGGGCAATAAAAAACCCACCAAGTGGTGGGTTTAAATATTTTCAAAAAATGTTGCTTCTCAATGCTTGAACTAAACCTATATAATTTTTGATTAAAGATAAATCACTTTAAAATAAAGGTTAATTCTTGTGAGCACATCATCAAGACCAATTTGTCCCTACTGTAATAGTAAGCAGACACGATTTGCTTCAAGCAAATCAAATATACTTAAATCACAATACACTTGTAAAAATTGTGGCCAAAGCTTTTCAGTTAAAAATGAACTGTATGAATCAAAAGGCGGTTGCTTTAAGTTCTTTTTCAAACTGATATTTTGGGTAGTAATTGTAGCTATTGGCTTTGCCATTTACTTGGCAAAATTTGATAACACCCCTAATAAATCGCAATCTTCTACACAATTAACTGAAAAGAAAAATTCAGATAGTAGTGATAAGGAGGAATTTTCACCAGAAGCTGAAAAAGCTGCTCACGAATACATCCCCACTGAAGAAGATTATAAAAAACATGAAAGTATTGCTGATAGTAAAGATCAAAGTGATACTTTAAATATCTCTACAACTATTCGGAATAAAGATTAATGAAGAGAATCTTATTGTTGGCAACAGCATCATTATTAAGTTTCGGCACTTTTGCTAACTGCGAAATTTACTTTAATGACCCTACTGATGTAGCGAAATGTTATGAAGACGAATCCTTTGCGAAAGTCACCTCTAATCTTAAAAAGTTAAAAGAAATTTCCAAGGAACAGTTAACTTATAATCCTAATGTCATAAATGATTTAAATAAATCACAAAAAGCATGGTTGCTTTACCGTGACAGCTATTGCACAACTTATAGTTTCTATCACGGTGAAAGAAACGCACATGCGAACTGTATCGTCCAGTTAAATAATGATCGTGCAAAACAGCTAAAAACAGATATTGATGCCAATTAACCAATTAAACTTTTAGTGTTACGAGCCAAAAGAATCATCGTATTTTCTTGCTGTTTTTTTACAGCGTTCGCTGATTCTACTGGCTCTCTTGCACCATTGATTACCATATCAGTTTTATAGCTTTGATGTATTACTACTGATTTAGCAGACATATTTGAAGAATTATTAACTTGGGCTTTGTCTGGATTGCCATTTGGTGGACCAAAATTATTAATCTTAGTCTCACCATTATTAATGATCTTTTCGCCAACATTTGCTGAGTTGTAATGCTTCTTAAACCGTCCTTTTTGATATTGAACAAACTGTACAGGAGTTTGACCTTTAATTGGGGTATTTACTCTTATTGCTTCCAGAGTTTTAGCAGACACCTTATTAGAACCCTTTAAAGCAGGAATAATTCCCGGTCCAATATTATGGAGTAAATAAAGATTCTCCCCCGTAACTGCTAATCCATTTTTAGTAAGAATATCTGCATTCTGTTTAGCCAAAAGACCTGTTGCTAAAGTATTAATATGCTTGTCATAACGAGGATCGTTTTTAGTACGAAATCTCTTCCCGATCTTTGTCATACCAATTGCTTTACCCTCAGCGGTTTTTGCCAGATTATCCCAAGTAGACTGAATAAACTGACCGGTACCAATCGCTCCTGTAGGTGACATTTTCCCAGTCCAACCATCCTCCATTTTAACGAAGCCACGTAAAACCTTCTCATCAAGACCATATTTTGTAGCAGCTTCATGAATGTATCTATCAACATCTTTACCAAAGCTAAAACCATAACTCTTAGAAACACTTTTCTTAATAGTACTTACGGTTGTCTTAGCTACATTCGCAACTACTGCTGCACCCGTTTTAGCAGCTTGGGTAGCTGCTTCTGCTGTCTCTTTCGCGGTTCCTGCTGGATCATCAATTGCCTTGGTAACAAACTCTACAGTTTTATCCTTAAGGCTTTTAATTAATTCGGCCAACTGCTTAATACGGCTAATTGCGGTTTCAATTCCGTTTTCCCACTTAGACCAGTCAATAAGGCTTTCACCGCCATTTTTCCAAGTTTGGTAGTCATCCCATAAAGCAGCAATAGCAGCGGCAAGCGCTAATACAATACCGATAGGTGAAGCCAAAAAAGCTAAACGTAACGACTTGATCAGGAAAAGAAGCCCTTTCAACATTGGCAGTACTGAGGCCAATTTAGCAATCGTTCCAATAAAACCACCAAAGATCACGGCGAGCAAAGCAAACTTTAATCCAGTGGCCAGAATTGCTTTAAACCTTGGATCTAGTTCAGCGAACCAAGCAATAGCACTTCGCAAAAAGTTATTAATCATCTTGAGGATGGGTATAAGTGCCTGCCCTGCGGTCATTACAACAACTTCAGTAATAGCTTTGGTCGTCATGGTGATGTCACGGAATTCAACCATGAAATCGGTACCAGACTTGGTAAGCTCATCAGTTAAGCCAACACTTTGACGTAATTTCTGGTACTTCTCCATGTTGTCGATGAACTTATCATCACGCATGGCCATAAGGGTATTTTCATCAATACCTAAAGAACTGGCATAAGCATTTGCCTGGTAGTAATCCATCCCTTTCATTGTTTTTGAAAGGTCTTTCATTACTTCTACACGGTCACGCAACTGACCATTACCATCCCGTGTAGCAACACCCATGCCAGTTAACATACCTTCGTAACCAGGCGAGTTACGCATCTTCTGCGCCACATTCTCAAGTGACTGTAATGCATTTTGAGCATTACCACCCATTTGTGAGATTGCATCACCATAAGCACGAATATTTGAAGCAGATGCGCCAATACGTTGAGATGAGTAATACAGCTTATCGAGTTCACTTGCTGTCTTTGTTACGGCAACAACTGCGCCAGTTGCAAGAAGCAATAAAGTCTTATGCAGCAAAGCCGCTTTTAGCTCTACCCCTTTAAGGGTATCAGCCATTTTTCTAGCACCTTCATTGTCCGTAGAGAAACCTAAGGACACAAAGAAGTCACGAATAACTGTATCACTCATGTCTAACTCAACCTTTGTTTTGTTCGTGGTATCGTTCGAGTAAAAGCTGGTTATCTGCCTGCACATCTAATGCATCATTCATCAATGCAATATCTGCAAGGTCTAAAGTTCCATCTTTTAAAGATTCAAAACGACAAAGGCCACGAATAGCGGGTCTTAAAACCCAATCCTCGTGGCCTGGTAAATGCTTAAATGTTAAGTGGGCTGTTTCGTGCTCAATGCCTTCGTAAGCAGCCCTTGAATAAAATTTCCCAAGTTCGTACGAATGACGGCGATAGTTAGCGGCAAGATATGCTCCATGCCTAAATCATCAAACATGATTGCATCACGGACCACTACTTTTGCACCATTGCGGGAAACCACTGTTAGACACTTCTTAATGACATAATCAACATCATCCTCAGGCATCTTGGCGAAGGCATCCATAAGTGGTTGTAATGCTGAGCCAAGGCTTTCGAGATTTGCCTCAGCCAAGCCACTCACATCGTTTTCTTCAGCGCTTTCTAACTTCTCAATGGTTTTTTGAAGCTCACCTTTTGCCAACTCCGTAAGAATTGGCATGATCGTAGGAATAATTGGTGCAATTTTTCGGGATACATGGAACTGGTCAATTGCATTTAAGCGACCAATTTCGTAATCATAATTACCAATCTGCATTACTCATACGCTCCTAGTTTTTGATCAATTTTGATTGCATCGAATACCCATTCGTTGAAGTCACCAACTGACTTGTAAGCCAAGTCCGTATGCTTCTTGAATGCGCATTTTGATGCCGTAGCGTTATCACCAGATCCAGCGTGATTTAGTGTGATAGTGTTCTTTCCCCACTTCTTAGTACTTGAGCGCTGAATGTGATAAAGATTAGAAAGCTTGGCGTTAATAGGTGATGTTTTTAATAGGCGAACTGTCACCGTACCTGACTTATTAGCGCTCAGAGAGTGCATACCCTCACCATCTGCCCCAATCGTCATAGTGTTCGCATCACCAGCCATTGCAATGGTAATGCCTTCATCTGCAACGCCCGCACCGTAACCTAGGTCAATTACCCCGTCATCACTGGCGAGGGTACATTGAGTATCCATAAATGAATATGTAGACATATTTCTTATCCTTATTAGCGGTTAACAGAAACAAGCACATCGGAGAAATGTGTTGCACCTGCCATCTTGATAGCAATTTGGAAAACCGGAGATTTACGCGCTTCACGTTCTGATTGAGCTTGATCATCTAGACTGTTCGCAAAAACGTAAAAACCTTTAGAAAGGTAATCACCTGTTTCTACTGCTCCAAAAGAATCACCATTCCACTGACCAGGACCAATAAGGCCATTTGTTACTGCCTGCTCCAATGCCCGTTCAAGCATAGTACTTTGGCGATTTACGCCGCCTTCCGTTTGCGGGACCTTAGTTGGCGTGGTATAGAAAAGATTCCACAGTGCCGTCTCTAAATGGTTTTGCAACCAGTCGAGACCATGACGCTCATCGATGAATGAACCATCACACATGACACCTTCTTGAAGAATTGCGGTGTCATTGTTGTAGCCGGCAAAAACATTACAGTTTTTATCTTTTAGGGCTTTTGCTTGGGAAACTTGTAGATCTTCAGCGGCTACACCCGGAAGCTGCTTAAACTTCAATGTAATGGTCGTGTTGGTACCATTGAAATTAACGCTAAATGCTCGCCCAAATACTGAAGCTGCTGCATGTGCCGTATCACCCGAAAAAATCGAAAATACGCGACCGTTATTTAATTTACTGAGCTTGTAGGCTAGATCGGCTGTACTGGTACCATCCAAAGCCAATGAGTTAGTAATTGTCTGGCCATAAATGCGAGATGGTGAAGTCGCATTAATGAATGCTGCCACTTCTAACACATCTGCATCAGAAATTGGCTCAGCGATATCTAACCCATACCACTTAAGTGACTTGTCCGCTAAATGTGTAATTGCATCCATCAATGGCTCAGCAGCATAGCCATTTACTGGTACCGAAGCATGACCAACGGTTAAACCCATCAATGAAGAAACGTCTGTACCAGTTGCATTGGCAATAGCATAGGAAATTGTCGAAGTGGTACCGGTGGTTAATGACGTAATTTCAAAACGGTTATAAACATCATTCCAAGTTACTGAAGCGGTACCCAGCTTGGCTGTTAGGGCAGATGCCACACCATTTAAATTGGTGACAGCTGATAAGTTCAGGGCAGTTACAACCTTTTCAGAACCATCAATGGTGATTTTCATCGAACCATCTGAAATAGCTGTGAAGTTTGAAATATCACGTTGATCTGCAGATAAAACCGCACCTTTTAAAACCGCTGAACTTGCCGATTTAACCCAACGGCCAATATATAAAGTTCGTGGTTTTGGGGATTGGCTAAAGTACAATTCAGCAGCTTTATATTCTGGCGCATCGGTACCATAATCTAATGCTACAGGTGTAAGACCCGAGTATTCGCGTAAACGTTCAACTGGATCTACAACACCATCCGTGGCACCAAGAATAAGTAAATTACCGAAGCTACGTGGCCCTGCTGCTAATGCCGCCAAACTAATGGAGACATTAACAACGTCTGAAACAGGCAATGTCATGGATTAACTCCTAGGAAATTCTATCGGCCCAGCATCTACAAATGACTTAACAGCAAACGTGCGTAATGTTTGCCGCTTAAAGACAGCGGTTAGGTCATATCGATGTACATACTGATTATTGAGAAAGTCAGGCGCGGTGATGATCTCACCCACCTTGATAAATTTGATTTTTTGCGCTTTGAGTTGCGCGATGTTTTGCGGAATGCCTAGACCATCCTTTAGGACGTTTGCAATTGATTGGCCGTGGTCGCCGTAGAACGATAAAAACAGCGTCAATTCTTCATGTCGAATTGAATCCATTGTTTCGTCTTTCTGGTCGAAGTAAGGCCCATCATCAGGAATTATTGACTTTACGGCGAAGGCGCACCAATCCTCACCAATTTCAGGAAAAGGCGGTGGTTCTCTTTGGAAACGTGGACGAACCATATCACCTGGTAAGGATGAAATCCCGACAATGAAGGCTTGAAAGATGTCCTCTAGGTCTTGGTCATAAGCAGATCCGCCACTAGGGGTAATATATCCCCCTGAAGCAGAATCACCCATGATTACCCCAGTGGTTTAAGCTCACAAATTGCTTTTATGAAACCTTGGCCATAATGTAGATTGTCCAGCACTTGAGCCACAATGTAGGTTTTACCCTTCCACGTAATCTCATCTGCTTTGGTATTTTTATCGCCTGAAGTTAAAGCAAACTGCGTGTGAATGTTGATTGCGCCTTTAATCAATGTGCCATCTGCTCGACGGTCCATATTGAGGCCATTATTTGTAGTAACTACGCCATCAAAGGGTGTTGATGTAGTCGTTTCTTGAGATCGTCCATTGTTTCCTACGATGACCTCTGTGCGCTTACAAATAATGCCTGTGTCCATGAAGTCTGGATCTAGCAAAACGTCTGAAACATCAAGTTGAGCCACGCTTTACCTCCTTTTCCTTTTTCATGATCACGTAAGTAACCAACTTTCTAAGCTCTCCAGTATCAATCAACGGCCGAACTAGGCCAGACTCAGCTGGACCAGTTTCAAGCTGTTTAAGATACTGTTTAGCGCCTTTACGGCCACGCCGTGCTCGAGCACGGATTGTGACCAAAGATAGAGGGGCAAATTCACCATTAACGAAATAAGCCCGAACTGAATTCATTGCAATCATTCCAGCGGACTCAAGCAATTTCATCATTTTCTGACTATTACCATCTAAAGCAGCGTCAACCGCTTTAACCAGCTTATCGCCTACCGGTTCTTGAACTTCTTCAACACCCGGCACCAGGAAAGGTCGCTCAGGAATGTTTTGAGAAGGTGAGCCGCCTTCCATGAGGTAACCAATCTGCGCATTGGTAAGGCCGTCACCATCGGTTCGAGCCTCCCCATGTGGAATACCTACCAAAACATCCATTTGAGAAAGTTCAGCTACAGCTTGGAAAATGTCAGCTAAACCATTACCAGAAGATTTAACACCACTGCTCATAATTGGATGCCTCCCATGCCAGCCATCAGTAATAACTGATAAAACTGGACGCCCCAAGTCGTTTGGTTCCAATGACCAGCATCAGTAATGAGAACGCCGGAAACATCCATAGATTTTGAAACGCCATCAACGGATTTAGACGTCTCATTACCTACGATTTTGCCAGCATCAGCACCAATGCTTGCAGCACTCATCGTACGCCGGTAAAGCGTAAGATAATGAGCTATGAACAGTGTTAAACCATAATCGAGCATATCCTCCCAACGTTCCTCACGAAGCAGCTTCTTCCCAAGGTTTAAGTAGAAATTAAACTGAAATGATGGATATTGCGTTGTATCAGCAAATGCCGGCATTTCTTCACGAAAAGAGGATTCACTGATCATGTGTTAGGTTTCCTTTGGTGTGGCCTTTTCTTTTGCCGGTGTAGCTTTAGTTAATTCAGCCTTCAACTTTGCAATTTCAGCGTCACGGTCTTGAAGTTCTTTTGCTGACTGAATTTTAAGATCACTAAGTTCTTTATCCTTAGCCTTCATTTCTTCGTCATGCTTAAGAATTTGTTTTGCTGCTTCATCAATCTGGATTTGCATTGCTGCAATTTCCTGATCTTTCTGCTCAAGGACTTGTTCAAGCTCATTGGTATATGCTGAATGTGCTGGAATTTCCTGTGAATGAGCTTTCACGAACCAATGTTTGGCCACGTCTTCTTCAACTTCTTGAATTCCAGCTTGCAAAACGATTGTTTTTGCTTCCCCTTGTTCATCACGACCAAGGTTAACGGTTAGCGGCTTACTTAGAAGAATTTGTACTAACTTAGACATGCTCACCCCTTATAGGCCATCAGCGTAATAAGCTGTTTCTGGATATACCCATTCAACAACACCTAAACGGCCGAAATAGGTAGTAATTTGTCGAATACCACGATATTCGATCGGTGTACGTTGCAACGGTACAAGCGGGAAGCGCACACGATCTTCAGACTGTGTATACGTCAACATACGATCCGTACCACCCGCACCACGTTTTACACACCACTTAGAAGGCTGGATATTTAGAGGTCGGCCATTCACTGAATTACTTAAGCTATTGAGCTTCAAGAACTCAAGAATAGAGATATTCCCTGCTTCGCTGACAATACGCGAAGTTAAGAGACTAAATTGAACTGGTGGCAATAAAAGCTTGTCCGGGCAAACCGCAAAACCAGAAGCCACCCAAGCGTTATTTAAGACAAGGTTTACATCGTCTAAAATTTCTTGTGGGGTTGCTAGTTTCCAGTTTTTATTAACGTTGGTCGCACCCACTTTAGAAGAGTTTAAAAGCCCTTCTACACCAAGCGTGTCATCGCCGATATATACCTGCTCGTCAATATCCATTTGATATTTCAGATTCATACCTTTAAATTTCTGGTCATCCACTGGACGGCCTACAGCTCGTGCAGACTCCAATTCTGGAATGGTATAACCAATTTCCATACCCCATAAGCTAAGAGGTTGGGCAGTCTTGCCGATATCCAACGCAATTCCTGCAATAGCATCGGTATTTTTACCAATCCAAGATTTCCCGGTAGGTGATGGACCACCAGCTGCAGCAAATGTAGAGTTTGTGAATGAAGATACTTCATCTGCAATTGATACATCAGAGCGCAAGTCAATATCACGACCCCATGTAATATTTGCTAATGGCTCATGTAGAGTTTGGTCGAGGCGTTCCAATTCACCTAATAGGAATGCACCAGTACTATCAATCGTACGGGCATCAAAGGTATGCATTGTTCCAGAATCACGGGTACGCGCTCGAATTGGTCGACCCATTGCTACGGCTTGAGTCATGGTCGAAGCTAAGAGGAATTTACTCATATTTTCATTTTCTCCAGGCGTAAAAAAAGACGCATATAGCGCCGTGATTTACGTCAAAAATATTTTAGATGTTGTAAGAGATTTCTACGTTGCCCTGAGCATCAGCATCATGCATAAACATTGCATTCTTGATCTCGATGGTATTCACACCATCTGCAACCGCTTCAATCCCACCGATCGGTTTTAGTTCTGTTCCTGTAGCTACACGCACATAAACTTTCCCGGCTTTTTTCGCTGTACCAGCGTTACATTTTACTGTCATGTAACCACGGCGCATGATGTCATTCACAATTCCTGATTGAGGAACAGCTGCACCAATTCCATTTAAAGCTGATTGTGTAGGATAAGAACGCACAATTAAGCCGTATACATCGGTATCAGCCGCTTCAAGCGGTACGATTCCATCTGCTGTTAGCTTTCCGAAAATACCAAAGGCGCCAAAATTACCTTTAAGGATGTGTGCTTCAACTGTGGAGTGTGCTTTTCGTGAAATATCACCTGGAATGCCTGACGGCATACGATATAGATATGCATTACCCATTTATTAATTTCCTTTGTTTGCCCAATATTCACGGTTACGTTTATTCATTTCAGCCGGTGTCATTGGCGCTCGGCCAAAATCACGAGTAGAAATGCCAGAACGTACACCAGCGGCGTTATTTTGTTGTTTGATGAGTTCCGATGCCCCAATAAATGCAGCATCGACTGTATAGGCTGGCATGGTGTCAAAGTTCGGAGTAGCACCTACAAACGGCTTCAAGGCTTTTTGGCCATCTTCCGTAGCATAAGCCTGTTTTAATACATTGCGCTTGGTATTTAAAACAGCTTGGCCATTGTTGGCACTATCGAAAGTTGGCATCTTAAAGCCCGGTACCAAAACCTCTGCACGTGATAAAACTTCTTGAAGTGAATCACCGGTATGGTTTTGAATACCTTGTTCAGATAATTTTTGAGCTTGTTCAGCTTCCAAAATATCGTCTTCGGTTTCTTTCCCCTTACCATCGTCTTCTTCATCATCATCTTCAGTTTCCGATTCAGAATCTTTGGTTTTTTTCTTTTCCAGATTTGAGAGTCGCTCATCAAATGTTTGGACTGTTGTTTGAACTGTTTTGAGGGTTTTTAAAAGTTCACGATTGATTGCAGCATCAGTTGTTTTGCCATCATCATCCTCATCGTCATCTTCGGTTTCGACATCCTCCTCATCAGTGCTCTTGGCTTTTTCCAAAGCCTCATCAATTGTACGTTTAGCTTTGCGCAAGCTTTCCAGCCAGCCTTTACTCTGTTTAGGCATAAAACTATCTCCGATTTTACAACGCGACCCACAACGCCCCTTTTTAACCAGAGCAATGTGATTTCCAAAAATATTTGTTTGAATCCCTTTTCCTACGCTAATTTCCGTGTAATCAGCGTCATACCCTAGAGAGATTTCAACCTTTCCTTTCATCACAGCATCAATCATGTCTTTGTCTGTAATGAGCAGATCCGCCACTAAACAATCAGAATCTTCATCCTCACCACGGCGTACATCATGTGCAGTTCCGTTTGAAAGTTTCTTCCAATTCTCCGGGGTTACCCAACCCTTGGGATGATCATCTGTAACAGGCTTCCCTTCAAAACTGGCGATCGTACGTGGATCAAATAAAACATCTTCACCACGCTCAATGATGATTAGACCGGAGTTGTCAGCAGTAACTGGCACTTCACCATCGGCATAAAGCAATTTACCAATCCGAGCTAATGGAACATCTCGGCAAAGCAAATAACCTTCAGGCGTTGTTTCCCGTGTTCTACCAAGTTGGCCAGTAGTGTAGAAATTAGATCTATCTACCGTGGCCTTTGATTTCGGTTTCTTTTTAAACATGGATCACCTTTTTTGCAGGCATAAAAAAACCACCCGAGGGTGGTTTTAAGATATTTAGACCTTATTGAACAACGGTTAATGCTTCTAGTGCGAAGTCATAGGACTTTATTTCTCCATCAACAAACCACACACATGTTGCCTTACCATTGTCTTTGCGAATTTTTTTCTACAGTCATTGCATAACCGCCTGAATTTAGTTGTACAACATCTCCAGCTTTAATACTCATATTTATTCTCCAGAATTTGGAATATTCAAATATAGCAGCAATTTAGCTTTGCACAATAGGCTCAAAAGTTTGGGATTACCGGTTCCGTATAACAACGACAATTAGGCAAACATCCGGCATGACCTTTTAAATTATCCAAAGTTGGCGGACTGTTCCAAGCAACAAATTTCCCATTCATTGCCTTATGGCTTGGCCTTACATCACCATCTTCACTAGTTCGCCAGATATAACCCTCGGATCCAAGATTTTCGGCTCTCGCTTGAGTAAATACGCATGATGCTCGGCTAACCTCAGTCCGGGCAATTGTATTTGCTCTGGATCTTGTCACACGGCCAGTTGCCATAATCAAGCCAGCAATCTCACTTGAACGGTTGCCTTCAATTAGCGATCGAGTAGACAGGTCATGAATACGCTGTGCTGCATCAAGTGGTAAAGACTTAATAAGCCTTACTTGGTCATTTAAAAGCTGCTGATATACGGCTCCAGTGTCCGTATTCCTGATTTGCTCACGTACACCACGTGATAAATCCTTTGCATAAATGAGCCAAGTTTTCTCATCCCTTAAAGCGACATCAGTAATGATTCGACCAGCTGCATTTTGCGCCCAAAACTGAAGCGTGTTTGCATACTCGTTTAATGACGCAATCATCAGTGGGTATGACTTTGGATCATTTACATCAAAGCCTTTAACGATCATATCAATGTATCCCGCAATCTTTCTAAGCTGCTGGCTGTACCGTATCTCGGTCTTCCTCGCCAGGTGCGGTGATATCCGACTTATTTGACTCTTCATCGTCATAACCTTCTTTTGGCGGCGGTGGATCATCTTCAGCCTGGTTAATTTCCTCATCAGAAATATGAGAGAAAATACCGGTAGATTCGCTTGATTGACGCAATTCTTTTAACGCCGTCTGACGTGAGATGATTCCAGCCTCTTCAACCTTAGTAACTGCCTCGGCAACTTTGGCCGCAATCTCTGCCTTTTTCTCGTCATCGATCTGCCACAATGAAGCGAAATCAAACTTAAATGAATCAGGTAGAGGTTTACCTAGTTTTGACCGCGAAACAATTTCAAGCAACTTATGTAAAGGCGTACGCATACGGCCTTCTTGCTGCTGGTTGATATTGTCGTAATAGTTTGATAAGTCAGACTCACCAGTTGCACTAAACCCCGCTGGAGACTGCCCAAATAAACGAACTAATGGAATACCCAAAGCACCAGCAATTTGCTGGCCAAACTGCATCAGAATATTATCAAGCCCGGCAAAGCTATATTGATGGGCTTCATAAGTATCTTCAGCATCCATCAGCGTTAGGCCTTCATTAGATTGCCATAGACGAATTTGATTGATCTGCTCAACCAAAGCGTCATACATTCGCCCACCGGCTGCAATAAGACTACGCAAGCCTTTTACCTTGTATGTGCGTAAGTGTGCTTTATAGATAAGCTGGCCAGCACCTAATGTGGCGCTATCAAAAATAGTTAAACGATCCTCTAAGCGCTCAATAACTGATTGGCCCCATAAATTTTCCGCTATAGCCTGCCAGTAAGGTAGTTTAATCCCATCCATTCTGAAAACACGTGAATAATGAATGCGCTGATTACATAAGCCTACTGAGTCAGTAATGACATCATAGTATTTAGGCATTCCATAATCTGGACCATACTCGGTGACTAGATCTTGCAAGTCAGGTAAAACCATCCAGCGATCTAAAACAAGCAACCCTTTGAACTGATCTTTACCAATAGTATTTACATTAAGTGGGGTAGATACATTTTGACCGTCAATTAACATTACAGCGATAGCCCCACCGTAAAGTCGGGACCAGCGGATTGTCTCATTGATCTTATCCCACACTTGCAGGCTATCTAGTTCCTGGTTAATTGCCTCCACATCTTCTGGATCATCCATGCCACGGATGTTAATTCCTTCACGCGTCATGTCATCCGCTACAACATCGACCGCTTGCCCAACCACCCAACTTGATCGATACATCGCTTCAAGCTTCAATCGATTTCGGCTTGTGAAGTTAAAACCATAAGTCGATTGATCGTGTTGACTTCCAGAACCCAACCCAACTCGAGCTGCAAAGTTCTGGAACGAATCTCTTGTAAATTTAATTAAGCCCATAACTTTCTCTTTATAGCTTGCCCCAAATATTGAGCTCAGCAATTTGCGGGTTAAAGCAAATCATCACGCTATCTGCCCGGTTCGGTGAAGCTGTGCCATCAGGTTGTTTGTTGACTAGGATTTTCCCAACACCGTTTTTTGTGTACGTTGGTTGAGATAGCTCAGTAGTGAGTAGTGCTAATTCCTTGGCATCGATATCTTCACTTGATAGTGAAATGATCATGTCTGGATCATAATCACGCCCATCAAGTGCTCTAAAAGTTTCTTGGAAGCGTAAACGTAATGACCACCAAGACTGAGCTTTCAAATTGGCAAAAAAGTCTTTATTAAGACGTTTCTCTACCATTTCCCCTTCAGGGTCATGAACTGAACCGGATCCGCGGAATGACTCCACATTAATCTCGGATAAGCCCAGCTCTCTGCGCTTTTCATTAATCACACGGGCATCACCACGGCACCCAGCGCCAAGGCCATCGGCATCGTAAAACAGCGTATCGATGGATTTCTCGAAGCAGAAATCCATAGCTTTTTGAGTCGTTCCAAAAATGTCATCGCCTTTACCAGACCATGTGGCCAAGTAAGTCATGACAACGCCGTGACGTGCTGCAAAAGAGTTTTTATCCTTACCTTCATCTGCAACGTCTAAGCCGCCAATACGGTCACCAGTCGGCTCAATCTGAAGCTTCTTATGCGCATCGATAGCAGCTTGAACCCAAGTACTAGGAATTAAGACGCCTTCTACAGAAGCGGCATAGTTAATATCAACCTCTTGAGCAAGAACCACATCATCAAGTGTGGCCAGCTGCTTTTCATACCATGGGTAAATAACTTTGCCGTTATAGGTAACGGTCCAGTTCTTATCCGGGTTAGCTCGCCAAGGCATGGTAAAGACGGCGTAACGACCACTAAATCTATCCTGGTGAAATCGATCACCAATACCGTTAGGTGTGGATCCTTTAATATGAACGTTGGTGTTTTGAGAAATGGCAGCATCTACAGCTTCTTGCCGTTCTACGAATGCCCATTCGTCCAAAAAATACATCGTAGTACGTCCACCACGCCCGATGTTGTCACCCGCTTCACCAGTAATAGTTGCGCCGTTATCTGGGTTAATGATTCGCATGTAGTTATCATGCACTTTCTCGACAAAGCCCTTAGGTTTTAACCATTGGGGCATTTTGCTGAACATATCGCGGAATTTATGAAATAGGGTTTTAGGGTCGCCCTTCTTATCTACCAACTCTTCCTTACGGCTACCAACACCACCTGCAAAACCTTCAACGAATAACCAACGATGCAAGAAAAAACCCAGCACAACGTAGCTCATGCCCTCATCACGGGATTTTTCAATTAGACCGTGTGTTTGGGTGCTTTCACGTTCCTCTAGCCACTCCACAAGCTCAACTTGTTTAGGCCGTAATACAAAAGGAATATTGGCAGGTAAACCAAAAGCCATACCGCGCGGATCATATGTCCATATCCAATTGTTAAACCAATGGACTGGATCCTTACTGCACTTGTATAGCTCTGCTTGAATGCTAAGTTCGTTTTGCTCAATTGCAGCCTTGTAGTAATAACGCCGTGTCATCTCAGTCATTACTTCAGGCAGGCGTACGTTAATAGTCCACTCTTTAATTAAAGGGGCTATTTCATCTAATGCGTATGTCATAGCTTTCCATTAATCACTAAGCGAGAAAGTTCCTGAGGCGAGAGTTTCGAAAGCTCTTCAGGTTTATATGCTGGTTGAGGTGGCTTTTCTGTATTTTCCGTTTTAACTGGCCCACCACCAGCCCCTGTTATTTCCTTACGGTTGGTATATAAGCCGCCAACCTCTTTAGCTGCCTGCTCTAAAAGGCTCGGCACAATGACAGGGTTTTCTTTGAATTGTTCATGATCGATGAACCGTTGTAGACGCTTGAGGCGGTAGGCAATGTTTGCGATTGGAATTGCGCTAAGGTTGTCGTTCATTTCCTTTCGCACTCTGTAGAACTCAGTTTTAAATTCTTCGCTTAAGTCCTGTCCTGTTTTTTTTGTTGGGTCGTATGCTTCACATTGCTGTTTGGTTACGGTGATACCAAATTCTTCTTGGACGCCTCTTGCTGTTTCACTAGGTGTCTCATAGGTAGCAAGTGACCGTACTATATAGAGTTTCACCCGTTTATTAAGCCTTGCCATTTATCTCTATCCGTCCAAGTACGTCCAAGTAGAGTGGCAAAAAAAATTTAAACCACCTTCAAGTTACAAGTGCCGCAAGCGTAATGAACATCTGCCCGTGACAGCTGCGGTCTTTTATTAGCTGCTTCAACCATCCGCATAACATCCTCACTAGCTCCATATCGACGAACAACACCTGTAAATTCTTCAACATCGTGACCTTGAATAGCTAACTTAGGCATACCAGTTTCTCTGTTATAAGCTGGTGTTCCGTATTGGTCCTTCTTATGTGCAATGTGATAAAGCTCGTGTTCAACCAAAGCACAAAAGTTCACATCACTTGCTATACGTGAATATGAAGCATCAAAAGTAATTAAGTATTCAGGTAAATAATTGAACCATTGGATGTATTGTTCTTCTTGTCGTTCTTTCTTCCAGCCACCAGCATTGATCATGACTTTTTCAGTAGTCCCAATGACCTGACGGCCTTGCTTTTTAAAGCCAGATCTAGCCCACATCACAGCAATATCTGGATATCGAAATGACCGTAAATGCATATGATCAGGGTTAAATAATTTAGATTTAGGGTCTAGAAAAACCTTTCTTATCCATTCCCATAATTCTGGCGCTGGAACAAAGTTAGGTGTATCCATTTCAAAAAGCCATTCTGGAGGCATTGGACGAACAGGAACATGAAAGCCAACTTCGTTTTTCATAAATTAGTTCCATTAAAAAGTCCCTATTCGGGACTTGGTAATTTAAAACTTAAGTAAAAGTGATTTTTCTTTAAATCTCTAAACTATTAATAGTTTAGTTACTATTTTGCGCCTCAAGCATATCTAACAGACTTTTTCGAAACTCAGGAATTGAAAAAACATCAATATATGGCATTCTAAGTATTCGTTTATTTTTCTTAAGAACTCCTAAACTAGAAACGGACTGAGATGAATCCGTATAGTAAAAAAATTCAAAACAGTATCCCTCAAAAATAGTTAAAAAACGAATTCGTTCATTATTATCAATACTACAATGAATATCAGTTATAAAATCTAACTCTTCATTCTTAAAAGAAGTTATCGTGCTTACTAATTTTGAAATTCTGACATCGTAACATTCTGTTAGAACTACACGATCATTCTTAATACATTCTTTTAAAAAATTTTTTGCAACTGGCGATTCATCAAAAAATTTCAATTTATTAAAAACTTCATGACTAGATTCAATTCCTCTCCATATAATAGAAATTAAATATAAAATTAGTTTTTTTTGATTAACACCCTGAATTTCATAGTGATTATCTCTTTTTTTATGTTTTACAGATTTCTTTTTATTTCTTAAAATATCTAGAGAATAGCCTTCATATTTTGTATTTAAATCATGCTCGCAATCTCCACATAGCATATATGTGGCCCACTGATCTTGATCTTTAATCACTTTTTTATGCTGTTTATCAAGTCTTAAAGCGTAATTTGCACCATTTAAAGCCTTTTTAAAAACTGCTCTCCCAATAACATGAGAGCGCTTCAATTCTTTTTCTAGGTCGCATAGTTTACAAATTCCTTTTTTCATATTTTTTCTGCATATAGCTTTTGAGGTTTAATTTATATTTTATCAATAAAATTAAAGTAATAAAAATTTTATGATTATTTATTAAAAAAAAAGCCCCGCCAATAATCGATATTTAGCAGAGCTTCTTGTGCCATACTATGCTCGGCAACTTTTCTATAGAATCGTAAAGGTAAAAGTTTAAAAATCCTTTCATTGGAGATTATTAATTAAAATAATATCGTTTAAATTCATCTTATTAAGCAATAAAAAATCAATATCACCCTACTGTTCAACTTCTTTAAATAAAATATACAAAGCTGCATAGTTATCTATAGCTGTAACAATTTCCTGCTTTTTTTGATCAAATGGTATAACAGGTGTCCGTTTTTGATGAACTTTATCAATAATCTCATCTTTCAACTCGATATAAAAAACCGTAGATTTAGGGAATTCATCGCTATCATTGAATTGTTTGCCATAAAATAAAGGATAAAATTTATTTAATTGATCAATTAACAACCTTGTTAATTGAACTTTTATTTCAGACTTAAGATCATTGAAACAATCCGATTGTTTAATTTCATTGATGAGTGAAAAAAAATATTCTGCTCTACTATCCACTAAATGGCTGCTTCCAAAAACACCTGAAAAATGTAAACTTTTCAAAAGTAACATCCGATATGTTGAAACTTTAATTGACTTTAATTGATCTATTGTTACTTGTAACTCCTTTTTTGCTTCTTTTAGTTTAACGATATTGCCTCCAATAGATAGCTCTTGAACCTCATCAAAATATGCAATTATTGCGGATACAATTGCAGAAAATATTATCAAAATGACGAAGTGGTTTGGCTCAATATATTTATTCCTTAAAAGGATAAAGGAAATAAATGAAAATAAGACAAACGTAATTAAAGAAAATATGATTCTCATGCAGTTTTTTTAGCAAAGAAAATTTTATTATCAACGATTTAAATATCGTTGCAATAAATTTTTCGATATTTTCATTTAAAGATAGTTTATTCATTCTGATAAAATAAAAGCCCATCATTTGATGAGCTTTAATACCAGTGATTTACTTACACTTCCAACACTGTATCACAAATATGCCATACCCCGTGCGCACACTCAAGCGGTTTTTTCAAAAGTTTCAAATCTGAAATGCGGATTTCGACTTTTGATATAAGCCATACCACATTTTAAATCCTGTCTGATTTGATTAACTGAAGTGTCATTACTTTGAGCAATATCACGTAATGAATTGCCCATAACATGATGTGACCAAATTGCTGAGATCCATTCTTGTAAAATATGGTCTTCAATTAATTTAATATCAATAATCAATCTATGGATTGCACGTGCCTCATTGTCATTTAACTCACAGCAAGTACCCTTACGGCGAATGCATAAACGATCTTTTAGATTTTCATCGCTCATATACATAGCTATTAATTTTTCTCTTTGTTTTTGAGTGATGCGTTTTGTTGGCATCGTCTTAACAATTTTGACCATTGTTTCGGTATCGCCGTTTAGCCAAGCTCCAAGCTGGCGACACCACTCTTCAAAACTAAATCTAGACCAATCGACCGCTTGTAAAATGTGTTGTTGTACTGGCATATTCATTTTCATCCCACCAATTGCTCAATTTGTTTAATCGCCACGCCTGCTTTCACTTGCTCTGTGCTGAACCGTAAAACTGTAAAACCCATCATTGCTGCGGAGTTGTATTTCTCCATATCCCCTAAATAGCCCTTACCTCTTGTGTGACGGCCTCCGCTCCAGATCCCGCCTTCTACCTCAATCAAAATCTTTGAACCCTTTATTAAAAAATCTGCTCTCCATTTGCGTTCAGGATGGAACTTATATTCCTGTTCAAAACCAATCTTGCATGCTCTTAAATGCGTTGCCAGAACCACTTCACCCACACTTGGTTGTCTGGCAACTTGCTTTGCTGAACGGCGCTTTTTATTTTTCTTTATGGGAAATAACTTGCGGTATTCAGCAATGCTGACTGATGACATCAAGCACCACCTTTGAGCACTTGCTCTATAGCTTTAAGGGTTCGAATCATTGCCATTTGTAGAAATTCATGATTGCCGCGCATGTCTTCTTCAACATACTGCAAAGCATATTGAGTCTCTTTTAATGCCCCATCTAAACGCTTTTGCAGCTCCTCCACTTTCGCTTGTTGTTCTTTTTGAATCTCCCAAGCCCACTTTCCAGATTTACCCTCAAACTCACTCATGGCTGGCTCCTTTTTCTGCATCACACATTTCACATTTATCTATATGCCCCCACCCATCATCTCGAATGAAGCCAAACCCCTTACAAGCCTTACATTTGACTTTCTTTTTCTCACCCACCAAGAAATATCGATCTTTCTGGTTGTAGGTAATATCAATAGAACCTGAGTAATAGCGCCTTAACGCCCCATCAATATGAAATTCGTGTGGACCTACACAAAACATCCACCCCGAATCCCCGCCGCACTTTGTAAACCATGTGAAATATGCTTCTCTCCATTTCACATAACGGCCAGACAGATGAGGAGTCAACAATTCAATTAAACGTGCTCTAAGCATCTCCATGCTTGCTGACATATCTCCATAGTGATATTCAAGATCGTAGCTATACTCGCCTGTGTTATATCTAGTTGGCATGAGATTCACCGCCTCCGTATATTGATTCGTGGTCGCGGATAGCAGTCATCACACGCTTAATTGAAATGGAACCATCTGGAATGAAGTCGCAAAAATCATCAAGAAAGCTCAATCTCCCATTTCCCACCATGCGAACATGCGTGTAACCAACATGCTTATCTGTCGTAATGAATGCAGGCGTTAGCTTCTCAACTCCACCTAAATCGCTGATGATTTTCAAAGACTCCACCAGACGTTTAAGCTCAACCAAATCTACAAAATACTTCTCACGATCTGCTGGGCTGATTTCTACACTTTGACCACATTGGAACTCATAACCCTCGTTCCATTCAGTTGCGTTATCGGGTGCTGAATCTACGATTTCCTTCGCGTATTGCAGTCCTTTATCTCTAATCAATTTAGATGCTTTCATGCATTCGCCCCATCAATTAGCTGAAGAATATTTCTAGGTATTGGCATACCTTCACGGCGGCACATCTCAGCGTATTCGTGCGGATTGTCGAAAGGATCTGGACCTAATTCTTTTGCAAGCTCAGGCTCTTTTTCTTTTGCCTCAAGTTTTTGAACTGGTGCAGGTTTACGACCATTGATTTTTAATCTTTCCATCAATGATTTGAGATGCTTTTGAGCCTCGTCATTGCTCACAGGAACGTGTTTAGGTTCTTTGTGTTCTAGTTGTAGCGGTGGAGCGTAAAACTCTTGCTGACGACCTTTCAATTGAGCTTTAGCCACCATCACGTTATAGGTTCCGAAGAAATTATCTTGAGCTGCTCGCATTTGGCCGGCTTCGATCAAATACATCACTTCGTCTAATGCATATTTTGTAATTTGTGTAATAACCACGGTACTGTCAGTCGTAAACTTACATGCACGTGACCAAGCTTCCTCTGGAGACATCCAACTTTCACCAATACACCAGGTGCGAAACTCAGCAAATGACGGCATAAAACGTCCACCTGCTGTAAGTAATCGAGCAAGTGCGTTGTTAAATTGGTTTTGTTGAACGCCAACCAGTGTTTTAAGTGCGATTTGCTCAACCACTGACAGAGGAATTGCACTTTCGCCTGTTGCTGGAAATTGCTTATTGAACTGAGCAGCGTAAACAGTGCGAAGAGAAGCGATTAATTGACGCACTTCGTTCAAGGTAATCTCATGCATGACCTACCTCCTCAATCATTGGAAACTTTTTTGCTGGGGTTACATCCACGATTTGAGATTCGCTCTGTTCTTCAAAAAGATTAGCGAAGTAACCCGACTCTTGTGGTTTTTGACCGGTTGAAGTGATTTGCTCTTGTTTCTTGCGGTTTGCAGCAACTTGTTTCTCGTTGTTTTGAACCCAAGAGAACCACTTAACCAACCAGATGCTTGGTGTATTCAACGAACTTGATTCGTTTGCAAAGTACCAGTCACCGAAATTTTGAATCATGGTTCTCAAGTCGATTTCAGGTACCGAAACAAATCTTTGTTGAGCAAGTGAAATGAAATCGTATTGAAACTCGCTGTATTCAGAAATGAATTCACGCATTGAGTAACGCTTGTGATCATCGATCTGATACTGAGCAAATTGGATTGGTGTAAATTGCGAATTTTCTTCACGCGCATTACTACTACTATCTATATATTGGTTATCGGTTAACGGTTTATGGTTAAGGTTTTTTTGGCTTTCACTTTCAGAACCCAAAATTAACCCACTGGGTTTTTGTGGGTTTTCAGAATTAACCGAGTCGCCTTCACTTTGGTTTTCTTTTGGTTTTTCCTTACGTGGACGCCCACCTTTCTTACCATTTTCACGATTTTTATCCCCTACTTTTTGATAAGCGGCGATTTCTGAATCACAACGTTTGTTGTGAAACCCGTCTTCCTCTTCCACAAAAAACTCTTGCAGCACAATTAATACTGCATCCCTTTCTTCTTGGGTATTTGCACGTAACCGACGAAAAACCGACTGGGTTTCTTTGGGTAATGGTTTTTCATTCAAATAATAAAAATCGAGAGCACGGCGATAAAAGCACTCTTCAACTGGGCTAAGGTGCGCTGTAGCAACCATAAAGTCGCTGATATGGTGGAGATATTTATACATCAGTGACTGCTCCTAATTTTACAAGACCGCGCATTTCCAACTGACGAATAATTCTTGGAGGAATAAATTCGTTGTTGATTTTGTAGCGAATACGAGACTTTTCTTTCACCTGAATTAGTTTGTGCCCATTCTCCATGAGACGGCGAACTGCTATAGCCTGCCCCCCCCATATGGGTTAATTCTTCAAGTTGATAAAATCTTTCCTGAGCCTCAATTGCGGCATTCATAACTGAAAGTGGCATAGCTGCTAATTCTTTAGCCGAATAGATCTTTACTGGTTGTTCCAGTGGAATTACCACCTCTAGCGGTGTGGTGGAAACGGAAATATCCTGTTTTCTTCTTACTGCATATCTCACTTTTCACCACCCTTTGGCTTAACATAGCCTCCAAAAGAATCAACCAAACACGCCTTGGTTAAGCTGGTTACAATCTGCTGTGCTAACCACTGCGTTATGCGAAATTGACGAGCCATAGCCTCTGAAAATTCAACTTTGGTTACCGCCGCATTATTTTCGTCATAACCTTTGTTACGTAAATTTTGCTTTTTCACCTCAAATAGGTGTCCAAGTACTCGCAATGCAGGTTCATAAAAAGATTGGATTTCACTTTGCTGACGAGAAACTTTGATTTGCTGTGTAAAGCTGTTCATGACACCTCCGCTAATGCTTGCTCAGCGCTTGTTAGTCGGCGTTTAGCGTTAAGTTCTGCAACTGTTGCGTGGCGAATCTGGCTTTTATGGATTGGTCCACAAGCACCAGAGGAGATAACCTTTACTCGAAACAAATCATTCGTGTACTTGTAGTCAATGATTTCAAGCAAGTGATCTTTGGAGCCTTGCGGTGTAAGCACAACCACATCGCCTACTAAAAAATCTTGCGAGTTGAGTTCGATTGGTTGTTCTGATAAATTGTTTTGCATATTTCATGGGTTCCTAAATTTGTGAATGCGAAACCACTCCTGTTACAGCAGGTAGTGGTTTTTTAATACCCGAATTCCGCTAAGCGTGGAGCTATAGACGCAAACTGGTAGTCGTTAATATCTGCCGAGTGAGTAATCTGCATACGAGCTAAGAAGAAGATTGCTTCCACAAATTTTTTGTCGTAACACTCATAGCTTTCCGGAATAACTTTCAATCCAAGTTTGTCCAAAATTACGCAAAGTGTTTCAAGATCGGTCAAGCCATTGTTTTTCTTATCATTTTTAAACTTAGACACCCACGGGCCATCAAAGCCAATTTCCTCTCCAAGTGCCGCGTTTACCACACCTCCAAGAGATTGCAATATGAGCGAATGTGTATTTCTAGCTCTTGCACTTAATTCAATTGATACTCTGCTCATAGAAACTCCGCTATTTAGGGCGACCAACTTTTAAAAGGGTCTCTTTTTTAACTTTGCCGTTTGATTTTTTTTCAATGGTTTCACAGTAGTTAGTGGTGCCAGAGAATTCTGTATGAGGGAGTGCATCTTTTTTAATCCACTTGTACAGAGCTCTTGGTGTCAAATCTATCCACTGAGCAACCTGATAAACGCCACCAGCGTCTTCAATACAGGACTTAAGGTTCATTTAAACCACCACTTATGAACTAATAGTTCAACTTTAACAAGAACTGATAATTCTTTCAATCTCTTTTATTATGAACTTAAGGTTCACTGGTAATATTTTTATGACTGATCACAGAATTGATTTTGCAAAGCGCTTAAACGAAGCTCTTGATGAGATGGCTATTCCTGTTCGTGGTCGAGCAGTTTTACTTGCTTCTAAATTTGAAGTTTCTGCAAAAGCAGCTGGTAAATGGCTTAACGGTGAATCTATTCCAGAAATGACTAAGCTTATTGATATTGCGTTATGGCTTGGTAAGGGGGTTGAATGGCTTTTAACAGGGAGTGAGAGATCGACTTTAAAAGAAAATGGCAGAATTACTGATTTAGAAATCCTAACTTATGAGGATGGAGACCCAATCCCAGATGGATATATGGCGATTGATTTTTATGATGATGTTTATGCAAGTGCTGGAGGTGGTTATTTGAATATCGAACAACCAAGTGCAGTAAAAATGTTATTCCCAATAAATGAATTAAGAAAATATGATGTAAAACCTGAATATGCAAAAGTATTTATAGTTGATGGTGAAAGTATGGTTCCAGACCTTTATCCTGGTCAAAGAATATCAATCGACACCTCAGCAAAGAAGATATATGACGGTGAGATCTATGCCTTTTTAAAAGGTGATGAATTAAAAGTTAAGATTTTATTTGATTGGGATGAAATGGGGAAAGGAGGCTTTAAAGCTGTTTCACGGAATCCTGATAAAGTACGTTTTCCCGATGAATACTATTCACCCGCTCGGATAGAGGCAGATAATATACAAATTGTCGGTCAATACTGGTGGAAAGCAGAAGGCCGAAGAGTTAGAAGATAATATTAAAATGAACCGAAACCCACCTTAATGGTGGGTTTTCTTTTGTAAAAAATAATTTAAAAGAATTATTAGTTTATAAAAATGTACTTTTGGTTCTTTACATAACTGAACTTTTGGTTCATCATTATCTCACAGACAACAAAAAAAGCACACCGACCGCTAAATCTGATGTGCTTTTTCAAACTGCGAGATCAATTATGAACGTAAAAGTTAACTCATTCAACTCATTTGCATTTGTCAGCATGGCTGCTCTTGCAATCTCTGGTGGTTCTTTAGTTGCTTGCCAATTGCAACCAGCTTTCCAAACAAAAGAAGCACCTACTCTTTTTACACCTAAAACTCAACCAAGTACTTACGGCGTTTTAACCGCGAAAATCACAGGTAAACATTCTGGCGTTGCCGTAATCAAATTAGATAGTTTCCGTTTAAACGTTAGCTTTGATTTTGAAGCCCATCCAGACAGTTACGGCGTTCCGGGTTCTGAATTCACTGCTGTTGAAATTACTCAACTCACAGTAAATGAAATTACTGATGTTAATGGTAAGTCATATAACGATTTCACCGAATTTGAAGACATCCGAAACATCAATGGCCTTCTAAAAGGCTTCATCGAACGTAACAAGTTGTTGGAGGCTTAAAGATGACTAATTTCAAAAAACACCCTGACGGCTACAAGTCATTTTTAGGCCGTGATGATAAGGGCCTCTACTCTGTCCGCATTGGCTGGCAAGTGTACGCATCTAATGCTAATGGCTCAGTTCTTTACAAGGTGAAGGACTCAGTTAAGACACCTTTGGACGTTGAAAAGTTCCAAACTGACTATCCAAAAGTTTGGAATGAACTCACACAAGAAATCGACTTCCAACGCAGAAAGCAGCTCGCAATAAAGCTACGTGAAACAAACATCCCTACACGTGACCGCAAAGCTTATAAAACTAAGCGCGGCTTCACTGGCTCAAGATAAGGATAATAAAATGGCTCTACCGATTATTACTGCTGACCAAACTTTATTGGTTCAAGCAATTATTGTGTACCTATACGCGGATCCGGGTTTAGGTAAATCATCGATGGGCTTTACTGCGGAAAAAGCAATTTCTTTTGACTTTGACCGTGGTGCTCACCGTACTGGTGAATTACGTCGAGGTGCGGTTGTACAGGTTCAACAATGGAGTGATGTTGCAAACCTTACTCCGCAGGACTTAGCACCATATAAAACCGTAGTCATTGATACCGTGGGTGCAATGCTTGAATGCATTAAAACCCATCTATTGCTAACTGCTAATAACCGTCAAAAAGATGGCTCTTTAAAGTTAAAGGCTCAAGGTTTAGCGAACCAAACTTTTAAGCAATACATCAATACTTTGATCAGTTTAGGTAAAGATGTTGTTTTCATTGCACACGCATCAGAAGATCAAAACGGTGATCAAATTATTTACCGACCAGATCTAGGTGGTAAAAACCGTAACGAGCTTTACCGTATTGCAGATGTCATGGGTTATCTAACAACTGTTACTACTGGTGAAGGTAAAAATGCCCGCGTTATTAATTTCAAACCTTCGCCTACACATCATGCGAAAAACTCAGGTGCTTTAGGCGGTGAAACCGGTGAAGTATGGGTGCCTGATCTTAAAGCACACCCTACTTTCTTGGCTGACCTGATTACTCAAGCTAAAGATCACATTAACACCTTAACGCCTGCACAACTTGCAGCAGCTAAAGCCCAAGAAGAGCTAGAAAACTGGAAACAAAGCTGTGAAGAAGCTGAGCATGCAGGTGACCTTAATCAATTAACTGAGTCGCTTGATAAAGAACACATGTATTACCAGAACATGCGCCAAACAATGTTAATGAGAGCTAAAGCATTGAATTGCACGTTTGATAAGCAACGTGGCACTTGGATTAGTCCACCAGAATTTAACGGTATCTCAGATCAACAAAGAGATGAACTTCAAAACTTCATAGCTGAACGCGGCCTAGACGTGAAAACAGTTTGTGAACACTTCGGCATAGATGCCCTTATCCAAATTGAAGAGGCAAAACTACCAGCAGTTAAACAAGACATTGAAACATTAGCTAAAACGGGGATGACAGCATGAAAATACTAAATAAAGTTGAAGCTAAACTTGCTTGGGCCAACGGTGAATTACTTTTAGTAAATAATACTGAGCGTAATGGCTGGGAGCCATTTAACCCTTATGACTTTGGCTTTGATGTTTTTGATAAATTCGAATTTCAATTAAAGCCTAGAACTATTTTTATTGGCGAATTTGAGGTACCTGAACCATTAAAAGAAGCGCCTGCTAAAGGTTCTACTTGCTCTTACCCAAGTCCAACTGTTGAATTAGGTGTGCAGCAGTTTAAGTGGAATGGTTCAAAAGGACAATTACGCATGCTTCAGCATGGCCAAGTCCACTCAAGTTTTGATAATGCTTTTGCTCATTGCTGCGCGATTATTAAAGTCAGTGGTGGTGAGTTTGCTGAAGATATGCTCAAACTTCTGAACAAGCCAACTGATGAAGTTGAAGAAGAAAAGCCTTTAGAAAATGAAGTTGAGAAATCACCTCAGGTTAATACTGAAAAAACAGTAATTGAAGAGCCTACTAAAGATTTAAAAGAGGATCTCGATAGTGCAATTGTTGTTACTGAGGGGCCTTATGTTTCATCATCCGAGGATCTATTAGTTCCAGAAACTAACGAGCCTAAAGTAGATCCAGAATATCAGCAAACCCTAGATACTCTTCTACAGCGTGTAAAAGAGTCAAAAACACCTGCAGAAGTAAATGCGGTTTATCGTTATACCCGCAAATGGGATGACGAACAAATGAAGCCTATCCTTCTCGCCACTCACAAACGTCTTGAAGAGCTAGAAAAAGAACAGGCATCTGCGAATGAGCCACCCTCTTTAATGGTTCAGATCCAGAACGCACCAGACCTTACAACGCTAGATGCTTTGGAAATAGACGTGGCTGCACGAGACCCGCAGATTCAACCGAAGCTAATGGGGTATGTGAGAAAACGCCGCTATGAATTAGAGAATCCTACACCTACCCAACCTGAAGCTGATCCTGATTATCTATTAGTGGACGGTTACTAGAATGAAAGACCAATTCAAGAAAGTGAATAACAAGCACTTACTTGGTTTTACTAATTACTTGCACTTGCTGGGCTTTGTAATAGTCCAGCAAGGGTTAAACCAAGCAATGCTTTTAACGAAACATTATGCCGTACCAGTAGCTTGGCGCCGCATAACAATAGACTACAACAACCGGTTAAATAAACCCGCTCAGCAGCTTTATAAAGAGTTTGTTGAGTGGACTAAAGAAGAATATTTGAGGGCTCAAAAATGGAAGTAAGAATTAAGTCTGTAAATGGCCCCAGCCCTTTACCAGCAAATTTACAAATGGATGTTGTTTATAAAGCTGTTCGCATAGATGCCAATCGAATGAAAGTAACTTGTGATGATGGTCAAGTGATTACAACAAGCATTTCAAAATCTGGTTATTTGGGCGATTGGGGTGAATGGGAAATTTTAAGTGAGGATTCTCAACAATGAGCAAAGTTATTGGTGAAGTTAATTTGAGCCCTAGCAGTATTGAAGGTACTCCGGATCAGGTAGCTGTTCATATTTTTGAAAAAATCATTTGTCCAAGTACTGAAGAGCTTCTCAAAAACAATCCGGAAGCTGCAAAAGTTTTTGCATATCACATTTTTGGTTTAGCACTGTCTCAACTAGCAGAGTTTCATTCAACCAAAAGTCTAGATAAAGCTGTAACCGTTACTCTTCACAACCTTTTGCGTCAATTGAAGAAAGAACGTAATGAGTTGAGGAGCTAATGGATGAGTGAAGTAAAAGTTAAAACATGTGATTTTTGTGATGATGGAAATGGTGAATGCATTTTCCCCTATTACGGCCTTGCCCCTCATATTCACACAAAGCCAATTGGCGGCACTGTATTTCTAGACGGGTCATTACCTGAAAACTTCTGTCCTGATGGGGATGGTTTAGGCATGTATACACATTGTCTGAATTGCGGGGGTGACGGCACCTATGAGGGTACTCAATTAGAAGTTAAAGCGGAAAGTAAGGAGGAGTAAATGTTAAAAGATCTGAGAAATCTATCTGATGCAGAGCAACAAGAATATTTGGATCGCTTCATAATGGCTAATGAAGAACAGAAGTTCCCTCAAGAGGTTGTGGCACTTTATTTAGATTGCTCGCCTTGGACATTAGCTAGAATGCGTTGTGATCAATCATCACTGCCTTTCTCGAAAATTGGAAGACGTGTTTCATATAAAAAGAAGGACGTTTTGAAGTATGAGCAAAGCAAGACTGTGCTTAATACAGCACAGCTTGCAACAGTTTAAGGCGGTTAGACCGCCTTTATTTCTTTTAATCTTTCTGCCCATACAGATTGGTAATTAAAGCAATCAATCTTACCTTGATACACCGCTTCAATCATGTTCATTGAAGCTCTTAATTCCTCATCTGGAATTTGAACATAACCACCTGTCACATCAATTCTTGGTTTAGCCGTGTGATTAAGAAGTCTTTTTGTCACATAAATATTAAATCTTAAAAGGTTGCATATAGTGGCAAATGTACGACGGAAATCATGCATTGAAACGTAATAGTCAACTTCCTTACCCACTCTATTCAATAATGTATCTACCTTAGTTGCATGCATATTCCACGAAGTAGGCATCTTAGTAGCTGGGAAAACCCAATCGTTTTCTCTTAATAACCAA